ATTTCCAGAATCTAACATAATCGGCGGTACGCCGAGAACTTTTAGTATTTCCTTTTCTGCGCTTTCTATAGAGCTTTCGAAGTCCAATTCTCTAAAGTTTATATTTGATATAGAATCTAGTTCCATTCCTCCGTCTAATACAAGAGGCCTTCTTCCGCCTCCGTCTGGACGATAACGAGTCATCCAGGATTGAATCATTCTTTCTTTATTCTTTTCACTAATAACAGAGGGAGATTTAATAACGAGACCTGGGACGGCGCCGTTTCTAAAGAAGTTATCTTGGAACTCTCTCATGCGAGTAAGCTGAGACATACTTCGTTGAGCAGCTCTTAAGCGACTAGTACCTCTATAAATGCTATGAAAAGAATTTTCTTTTATATGAATTATTTCGTTTGGTCTATAGTCGATGCTTGTTTGAAATGTGTAACCCGCAATATAAGTTGTCTTATCCGGTTCAATGTCCGTATAGTTAGCGGGGAGATGATACAGAGAAACTCCGTCAAAGTATATAAAGATATTCCCATCTAAAATATAATCGATTATGAGGTTTCGCTTAAAACTGGAAATGTCTTGAAAAGGGTTCGGTTCTTTGTTGAGCAATAGATCAACACGAGAACGACGAATACCTTTAGTTACTGAGTTCAATCCTTGAACAGGTTCACCTATCCTAAGAGGAATTTCAGCTGCATCATCTACAATCATATTTACAGCCCGATTTACGACTTCTAAATATTCGTAATACGCTCTGTAATTTGTAATAATTTCACGAGAAGCAATAGGGCCCGCGCCTTCAAGACTGACTACAATCTCTTCTTGCGCTGGGTTTAATTTTTCTTCCTTCCAGAAGTTATACCATGCCATATTTTTCTCTTTGTATTTCTACCCAGCGTTTTTGCTTCTCTGCTGTATGTAAACCAGGATTTCTTCCGTAGATACTATGTAGCTTTAAATGGTGGGTGTGGCAGAGAGTAACTGTCTCATCGTAAAGTTCAGACCAATTATCTTCTATAAACTCGTCTCTCCATATAATTAGATACTCATCTGTATAATGTTCTGGACGAAGTGCTTGTTTCTCTTTTAACCATTTATGAAAAAGTGGGGCAAGCGTATAGAAATGATGAAAGTCGAGTTTTATTTTTGCACCGCAAATTCTACACTCTTTGCCTTTTTCATACTTCGACTTTGCCCGGTCTCTGATGTATTTAATCGGGTCTCGTTTTAACTCTGCCATTTTTATAAATTATATATTCGGGTTAGTTGAAAGTCAAGAATTATTTTTTCGTTGCATTTAAAATGTTGGTGCGCTCTCTTCAAAACTATAAAGTGCGTATCTTAATGCGTCTGCCATGTGAGAAGAAGAATCATGAACCGGTTTCTCTCTTATTAAGTTTGGATTCGGATCCCACCTATATTGGTCAAGAGACCTCAAGACTTCTACGCAGGAAGAATCAACGATAAGCCGATCATTGTCAATAAGGGAAGCCACGTGGCCAATCCCATCAACAACAGATTTTTTGGCGTTAATGGTTGAAATGTCATATTGTTGAGCAAAGTCGAATCGAGTCTGTGCTGCTGCTGCGTCAATGAAGCAGTAGTCGACTTCTCTTCTTTCAATAATTTCTGATAAGTATCCCGCATGTTCCTCCGTTGTGCGTTCCGCCGCATAATACTCTTCCATTAAGTAGTATTTATGTCCATCAAAAGCTAGTACACACAGTGCTGTGGGGTCTTTAAATCCTACGTCAAGCCCCGATATTATGTCCATCCCACTAAAATCTCTCTCAGATAAATCTTGAACACACTTTTCGTAGTTGAAGTTCCAAATCTGTCCTTCGAATACATTGAAATCTGCTTCATATTCTTGTGCAAATTCTGCTTGACTCATCGAGCGTCGAGCTTCATCAATATCGCTTTGAGAAGCTCTTGGATTATCCTGCCAAGTAGCTTTTATACAGCACCACTCGTTAAACTCATCAGTATAGCCCCGATTAAAAAAACGGCTAAACCAATTGTTCCTGCCCCGAGGAGTGCTAATAAATAGAGCCTTACTACCCGGTTTATCGAGTGTGGGTCTAATGGCAACGTTGAAGGCAGTTTCTCCATCTGCCAATGCCGCTTCATCGAAGAGAACAAAGTCATAGCTTCTTCCTACAACAGAGTCAATTTGATTAACTGACCCGAGTCTTATAGTAGATCCGTTTGTAAGTTCAATTACACGATCTTTTGCATTGTCTCTCGCAACTTCAAGATCAAAATGTTTTATAAGATTTCTTTGGAGATCAAAACTAATATTGCTAAGGTTGTAATTAGGAGAGACAATAAGTACATGGCATCCTGGAACGAGGGCGACACATTGGGCAATAATGTTACCAATATATGTTTTTCCTTGCCGCCGACTAAGAGCCCCAACAACAAACCGATACTTAGGATTATTAATAGCATTTATTAACGCTCTCTGTGAAGGAATTGCTTCTATTCCAAGTAACTCTAAATAACTTTCAATAGGAACCTTTAAAAAGTCTCCTGGTACTATTCTATCGAGAACTATGTCTCGTCTGCTGACTTCCATTCTTCATCACACTCACAAGGGTCACATGCACATTCATTACAAGGTTGTTTTAATCCTCTTAACTGATCGAGAGGCGATTCTTTTATTACAGTTTCTTTAATTCCGGCAGCAGCTTTTGCTTCGGCTTCGGTAGCATATTTTTCAGAGCTACCGGCCACTTTCCACATATTACCTTTTTGATAGATCATAGTTCACCTTTCATAATCATTCCCGCTAAAAAGAGAATGAGTGCTCCGCCTCCTGCCCACACGAGACGATGAAGCGATTGTACAGAGGCTTTTACTTCTGTCCAACGCTCTTTACTTTCTTCTTTCCCTTCACGAAGTTCATTAAAAATAGTTTTCCATCTTTCTTCGCAAACAGCTTCATGCTGGGCAAATTCTACTTTTAATTCCTGTAATTCTTTAGTCGGATTGTCCAAGCAACTTCTCCATCAGTTTTCCATAGTTTCCTTCACCAAAGGGAGAGTTAATCTGCACATTCTGTTGTTTAATGTTTGTAGAGGCTGTAGAAGTTTTTCTATGGTCTTCAGACATTTTATGGGCGAGTGCAATTATATCAACGAGGTCTTTGCTAGAGTACTGGTCTGAATCACGGGCTTCTTGTAGTTTATTTTCAATAACTTCGTCGAGTAATTCAGCAAGTCGGAAACGGTTACGATAACCTTGGTCGAGATAGACCGAGTTAATATATTCTTTTACTTCAGATTTTTCAAGTATCTCGTATACTTGGTCGGGAGAGCACCCTAAAGAGTTTGCGGCAACGAGCGCATTGCCAGTGCTTAAATAGGCGTTGGCTACTTCAAGATTTTCTGGGGCCATTTTTACGAGCTTCATAGAGTCAAGTATAGAATGTTAAGACCAAAAAGTCAAGAACTATTTTTAACTTGGTTCTGTTGGCCAGACAACATTTTCAGGGTCGTCCAAGTCTGCTGGAAGATTTGTCATGATATCTCGAAGAGCTTGACGATAAGTACGCCATTCTGCTTTTTTCTCTTCCGTAAGAGGTGCATCTACTGCTTGAGTCCAGTCACTAAAGCCAAGCTTAAAGTTTCTTATCTCTCTTACTCTAGAAATAACTAAGCTAGAGTTTAGTACCCAAGACTCTGAGGTTGAATCCCAGAATTGATAAACAGTTGACGGGCCTCTATAAACCCAAGAATCATTTTTTCTCCAGTAATTATCTAAAAACTGAGCGGGATTTTCAAAGCCTATATCCCTAAGAACAGATTGTTGAAGGTAGTAAACAGTTTCATTATCGTCTGTGATATATCCTTCTTCAGGGGATTCTGCGTTCCAAGATTGTATGTGGGAAATAGTACCGTTAGTACGAACCCAAACTACATAAGAAATTATCATAATTTATCCTTTTCTTTTCATTAAAAAAATTGAAGAGCTGTTAGAACCGCCTAGCCAGTAGTATGTATTAGGAGGAACATATTGTTGAAAACTGTTTGCCATATAGATCTTATTATTTCCTATGTCGTAATAGGGAAGTTCTTTATAGTAACCCCCACTTTGGCTAGCTCCGTACCTAGAATTAGTCATACT